AGGCCCATAGTACATGACGTATGAATTTAATATATTGATTCATAAATACCTCACTATTTAACCTGTTTATATAACATATTCATAAAATTATATAAACCCTCTATTTTATTAACATATCTACATACTCAACTCCTAAAAGTTGAGCAACAGTTGAGCAACCCTTAAAAATTTTTAAGCATTTTAACAGCTTGTATCTTCCGTATTTTCTAATCTATATGGAAGTTTCAGAATTCTAATTAATTCTTGAACAGAAATTTCAGTATACGCGCTAGGCGGTATAACAGGCGAAGTAGCTTCATCTGTAAAATATACGAAATTAATATTTTCAGGCCATTCAAAATTAGGGAATCTACTACCTAGATTAAAGGTTTCCCAATCGTGCTTATACGCAATTAATAAACGCCCGGCACTCGCTAAGTCGTGATTACAAATTATCCCCCAAGCTTCTTCATAAGTTAAAGCCTCACCGATTTCGCTATTAAAAACTACGCGTGTCTCACCTGTCCGTTGGTCGATATGCGTTCTGTGACTAAATACTTGTATCATAGGACTACCTCCATTATATATACCATTATATATAAATCACGAATAAAATCAAAAAAAAGACCATGCTAGAAATTAATCTAACATGGTCTTTACTACTTTAGGTCAATCCATGAGTCCACCTGCTCATGATCAGGAGATATATGGATCACCTCGCTATCGATGAATTACCACTCCAATTATCGCTCCAGCTCCCACCACCTGGGATATGTTGCGCTGCATTCGTAGTCTCTTGATTGTGCGGTTGTCCCGCTCTATTTTGTTCTTCAATACGTCTAATGATTTCTGCATTTCGTTCAAGGTAGCTTCTTGCTTCACTGAGTCCGCTTTGGCTTTTGTCAATTCGCTCTCCAATCTGTTGATTGTATTGTGAGCTTCTGTCAATTCTTGCTTCTGCTTCACGACTAAGGTCTGCGCTTCTGTCAATGGAATGCTGGATGCTTCGATTGAGTTCAAGGCTTTCGCGTTGTTGCTCTTGAGCTCGTTCCACTGCGTCAACGGCACGGTGATAGTCGGTTCCGCTTGGCTGGTAGAAGATATATCCGATGCAAAGCAAGGCGAGGAACACAATACTACCGATAAGAATATAGCGGTTACGAGCGCTATCAAATAGACTTTTGATTCTTTCATACATCATAGCCCTCCTGCGTAATCTGTGATACCTCGTGCAATAGCACGGACGATCGTATCTAAATCGTTCGTAAGCATAGCATGGTCTTCTTCATTGTCAATAAAAGCCATTTCAACAAGAACCGCTGTTGCATCCGTACCGTTTAAGACCCAAAGGTCATCACGTTTTTTTACGCCCCTATCTACTGTATTAATGCTTCGGATAATTTGTGATTGGATATCATTGGCCAAGCGTTGCCCATTAAAGGACTTGTACAAAGTTTCAGTCCCTCGTGCTTGCGTGTTGAATGCATTGCAATGGAGCGACACAAATATATCTGCGCCCCAAGAATCAGATTCGGAACATACAAGACCTAAATCATCATCTTGAAGAGTACGAACTTCGCACCCTGCTGTTTCTAAATAGCGCGCCAACATCTTGCCCGCATCACGTGCCACATCACATTCACGGGTACCATATACAGGATTAACTGCCCCACTATCTAAGTTAATGTCGTGTCCTGGATTAATAAATACTTTCATCGTTTGTCCTCCTTTTCTAATTGATCAGGGATACCGTTACCGTCCTTATCTATCCACAAGGCAAGAAAACCAACTAATGCGGTTAATACTGACGGAATGAATATATGATCTATAATGTTAATTCCTACATTAATCAGTTTGTTCATATCATCGGATACATACCCTTGAATGAACACCATAATGTACTCAACCACTACCAATAAAATAGGTACTAGCATTGTTAGTACTAGTACCCTTGTAGCAAGAACACCTGTAGGGTGGAAGTTAGCCACCCTTACAGATTGATATGATTTTTTGATTGAATTAATGAGATTTTGCGGTAAATTCATGAAAATCGCCTCTTAACTCATCAACTCTGTTTTCTATTCCATCAACACGTGCAGTTAATTTTACATGCTCCGTATAAGCCTTTGTACGTTGCTCACGTGATAGCTTAATTTCTTCTTTTAATTCAAGCAGTGTTTGATTTAATGCACCCATGCGTTCAGTGAAAATCAAGTTATCTTGCATACGTTCATCGCTGAGACGTGTCAGAATAGGTACAATTAAAAGGCGGTAACTTGCACCGCCTATAATTGCTACGATTGATAATGTAGTTAGAATATCATCTAACTGGAATTGCCAAGTCCACATAGTTCACCTCTTATAAGTCATCAACGGCTTTATTGATAGTAATGAGGTCTTTATTGTGGTATTCAAGTGTAGCACCTGCAGGGGCTTTAATTTCTCCATTAGTCCAAACCGTAACAGGCTTGGTTGCATACATTACAATTCTTCGTAAATTAGAGGCGTTGTTAACCGATAAGGTGTTATAGTTAGCATTATTATAAATATTACTAATATCACAATATGCAGTTTGTGTATGACCATCGAATTCATCATACGCATCATAGACAGTCCATTTTACATTATTGCTGTCTGTGTATTCAGAAATTATTGACATTCCAGATGGTGGATTAGGAGCCGTATATTTTGGTGCTTGTGGAACAGTTACTACAAATGAACATACCTTTTCTTCATTTGGCAAATATAATTCAACAGTGAAATCTTCCGAATCTGTCGGAACATCAATATGTACATTTCGTTTTAAACCACTACCATCCCATTGTCGCCGGTCTTGACCATTAATACTAGTATAAAACCCTGTAGGAATTGAACCTTGCAATTTGGTATCTCCAACATTTAACGGATAAAAGAACTCTCCAAATGTCTTTTGTTTCCAATAATCCAAACTTCCAATATCAGCACCATTTTTTACAGCAATTAACGCATCTGTAATTAATTGATATACATCGCTACCTGTCGGCATTAGACCTATTCCTTTTAATGCATTCGATAATGCTGTTACATCCAGCCCTCTACCATCATCCCCCTTAGGGCCTTTTAGCGATTCTAATTGGTCAGGGGTAAAATCCTCATATCGGAATGGGTCGCCTTTTGGGCCATGGTCCCCTTTAGGGCCTTGTAACTTGATAATTTGTGCATTGTCTTTAACATCAACTTTATCATCTGCATTCATATAAATATTAATAGTATTAGTATCGCTCATATTATTTCCCCCTATTACTTATACCTTGTTTGATGATTATCTTACCTTTTACTAAACATTTAACAGGTCGATTGCCTGCCCAAACAAACAAATCCCAATAATAAGTACCACTATCAATTGAATTAGTGTCTAACATTAAATTGAGTTTGCTTTTTTCGCCTTCAAAAAGTGGTTGCTCACTATTTGTAATCACAAAGCGTTTTATTATTTCATCGTCCCAGCTATATCGCCTAAGACACGCAAATACATCATCCGCATTAATTACTGAATCACATCCAATAGTTAATGTAATATATTCACCTTGATATACCTGAATATTATGTTCGACTGGTAGCATCTGTATCACCCTTGTCTGAATTTAGTAAATCATTATGCACACATCCTTCTGTAGGACATGTGCCATTGTCATTAAGTACTTCCCAACAGTACTCACAGAATTCCATTACGGGAACTTTACTATCACCGATATATTTAGGCATATTATTGCACCTCCTTGATTCGTGCTACCATTTCTCCATTTAATTTAATGTACTGTGTGCTAATAGCTGTGGTAGGTTTTCCCATTAACAGTAATCTGCGTTGGGCTTCTTCTAGTGTTTTAAAGCGGGGTTCATATTCGGCTTTTATGGCGTTAATCTTTTCTTCCTTTGTTAGGATGTATTCAATTACTGGGGCGTCTTCGAATATACCATTTTTATAAACTTTTCCATCGAGAAAGGCATCTAACATGGCATCCCCGCCATATATATATTGAGCAGCATCCGGATATTGTTCTTTAGCTTGCTTAAGCAAAGCCTCTTCACCGATAGGTACTATCATATTATCTACAATGGACGTAATCCGACGTCCATCTGCATCAAGTACATGGATATAATTATTCATATATACCTCCTAATTAATGAAAGGATATAACAATGAATAGCACTATTAAGCACTACCCAAGAAATGCATATCTCCGTATGCACCGCCAAAGTGCGTGCGTCGAGACATTTAAAAGTATTTATGAAAAATGGCTGCCTACTCGTGTTGGAATCGTGAGTAAATCAGCCATTGAATCATATCGCATTGCCTATGATCATATTCAATCAATTGCTAATATGCCTATTAACTTAATCAAATACTCTGATATGCAATACGTGATTGATAGCATGCGAGATAACGGCCTATCCTACGCATCAGCCAAGAAGGTACGCACATTACTTTCATTGCTATCTAAATATGCAATTGTTAATGACATCGATATTAAGGATTACACCTCTTTTCTTAATCTCGGCCACGATGTTAGCGTGTATCCCCACAAGCCGTTCACTCGCCAACAGATTAATCGATTGTGGGGCCTTGATACTACCGATACTTATGGTATTCTAATACTCTTATATACAGGTATGCGTTGCGGTGAATTGCTATCGTTACGTAAGAACGATATTAACCTCCGCACTAAATGTCTTATAGTACGTCTATCTAAAACTGATGCTGGCCGTAATCGCTTAATTCCCATTCATAGACGCATATTTCCAATAGTTACAACCTTGTATCACAATTCATCAGATAAGATACTACCTATCTCTTATGCTCAATTCAGTAAGCAATTTAAATTAGCAATGACTTCAATCAACTGTTCCCATTCAACGCATGACTGTCGTCATACAGTAGCTACCCTATTAGATAAATACGGCGCATCACCTACTGCAACTCGTGCAATTCTTGGTCATAAGCACGGAGATATTACAACTAAAGTCTATACCCATAAGGAATTGCGTGAGTTACGTAAGGCTATTGAATTATTGCCCTAGAACCAATGGGGAAGTAAGAAGAATATTTCAATTGGAGATGGATACAATTACGATGTAATATTTCCTACCGCATATGCTAGTATATGCCTTTGTGTTTTCCCAGTATTAAAACGTAATAGTGTGGAAGGAGGCAATTATACAATCTACTATACAAATGAATCCAACACGGGGTGTAAATTAATTACTGATGAAAGTAAGTCTAGCGGTACAGCCCAAGGATTTGCTTATTTTGCCATCGGTTACTAATTAGCCAATGGGGACAATTCAAAGAAAACCAAGCAAATGTATCCTATCTAATTTCTTACATAGAAATATACGGAACCGTAACTATGATGAAGGATGAGCCTAAGAGGCTGTATGAGGCTAGCATTCGAGCAAATAACATTACTATTACTGGGTTCGAATTACACAGCGGTTATGTTGGCAATCATATTGCCAAAGCTATAAATAATGGGTTTTGGATAAACATAGGTCGCTCATAACCAATGGGGAATAGTTAAAAGGGGCCGTCTTGATATGTGGTATACAGCGCCAACAAAATTTCCAATAGCTTTTACAGAGGTATACGTAGGCGTTGGTACAATACAAGAATCAGCAACGGAGCGTTCTTCTAGCAACTTTGATAATGCTGTCCGTCTTAGCTTAGACAAAATCGAATTTGCAAAGTTTGAACATTATTATATTGCTCTTGGCAAATCTTAACTGCAATACATCCAATGGGGATACAAGAAAAGCGTATACGTGTATGATGGAACAACTTATCCTATTACATTTCCTACAGCTTTTGA